TGGTTTATGCGTTCTTTTTCCTGTAAAGCTGATAAAAAATCTTGCTGCTGGTTCTCTGGTAGAGATTCCATTAGTTGATTCATTATATATAAGCGACGATCTATTGTATCGGTGCTATTTTTATCACCAAACCCTGTAATAAGCCATTTTAAGCTGATATTCTCTTGTTTTACGATTGTTTCGCAGGCTTCATAAGGTATTTTCCCTTGTTGCCTCCACTTTGCCAGCTCTGCCGGTGGTTTATTTATCACCGCACTGAGTCCTTTATCACCTTCCACATCAAAGTGGACTGCCAATCTATTAAGGATTGCATTAGGTGTTACTACCTCCAATACTTCACTTAGATCCCGCTCATCACTTGCTCTGGTTACTCTTCCTGGCGCTTGAAGGCACATTTCACCTTTGCCTGTTAGTAGCCAGTCTGTGCTTATATCCTTATATCCTGTCGCTATTCCGACCATAAGTTCTGATGATGGGCGGGTCTTGCCGCTTTCAATCTCAGAAAGTGAGCTTCTTGAAATACCAACAACCCTAGAAAACTCCACTTGATTCAATGCCTTAAGCTTTCTTATGGCAAGGACTCTATTATTTAATGTCGTCATTCCGTCAACCTCTCATTGATAATGTCGTAATTACGGATTAATATACTTCCCAAGCTACCCACAAGCGGTAGTTAGTAGTAAAGATACCTTAATGGAGGGTAAATGCAACCAAGTAAAGAGTTACGGCAGCAAGTTAGAGCTGGGTTTATTAAGCAAGGGAGTAGTTTGAAGGCTTACTGTCAGGATAACGACATTGATTCTAGTAATGCGGCCAAAGCATTAGTTGGCAAGTGGGCTGGCGTAAAAGCGACTGAGTTAGTTAATTCATTAATTGATGCGTCAAAGGCTGATATTACAAAAGATAAGGACAATTAAGAATGCGACAAGGTAGCAACCAAATAATGATAAAGGTGGCAACCAAAGGTAGCAACCTAGTCAAAAGTTGCCACCTTGCAATAAACCAAATAAAAATCAAGTGGTTAGTTGTATGAATAATAAAAATGAGGTTTGGGTTAATGTAAAAGAAGGTAGCAACCTATTGGGCATTAGTTTGCAAGCTATAAAGAAAAACTGCAAAGCCAAAAAATACACCACCAAAATGGTTTCAGGCAATGGCGGACAACAATACCGCATACTTTTATCCTCCCTGCCTCAATCGGCACAGGATAAATATTTTGCAGAAAAAACAGCGGTGGTTTTAGCTGAAAACACCCCTGCTATCGGTGAAAAAACTCAGCAAACAATGGCGGATGAAGTAGCTGATCGTCATCGTTTACGAGAGCAAGGTTTGCGTCGTTATAACTCGCTTCCCGCCTCTAAAAAAGCACCTGCTAAAGCGAAAGAGTTATTGATTAGAGCTTACTTGCAGTATGTGCGTGAAAGCAACTTAGGTCGAGTGGCTGGTTTATATGATTTTTGCGAGCAACTTAACGCAGGACAGCTTAGTTTGCATAACAGAGTGCTGGAGGCTGTGCCGATTAAGTTCGGGGTGCATCATTTAACCCCTGCCACTTTTAAGAACTGGGTGTATGACTACGAAAAATACGGGCTGATTGCACTGGTTAATAACTACGGATCACGTGCTAATCAAAGCGTTATTGAACGTAATGAAGAGTTAAAACAGTATGTACTGGGCTTTATATTGAAGTACCCACACGCTAAGGGTAAAAAGATTAAAAGCGGGCTGGAAGCTGAAAAGCCACAGATAAATATTGTTAGTGATAAAAGCATCAATCGCTATATTAAAGAGTGGAAAAAACAGAACGCGCAGATTTGGACGTACATCACGCACCCTGATAAATGGAAGAACATTTACATGTCGGCGATGGGGTCGCATTTTGAAGCGGTCACTACGTTAAATGGCTTATGGGAGATGGATTCCACGCCAGGGGATTGGCTGCTGAAGGATGGCAGGCATTCGGTGATTGGCTGTATTGATATGTATAGCCGTCGATTGACCTATTACGTGTCCAAAACCTCCAGTGCTGATGCGGTGTGCCGCTGTTTTAGAAAAGCGGTGATTGCATGGGGATTACCTGAGCGAGTACGCACAGATAACGGTAAAGATTACGTGAGTAATCGCTTTATGGATACCTTGAGCGCCTTGGAAACACCTCAAGATTTATGTGTACCGTTTGCATCAGAAGAAAAAGGCACGGTCGAGCGTCAATTTAGAACCATGCTGCACGGCGTACTGGAATTATTGCCCGGCTTTATTGGGCATAACGTGGCACAAGCCCAACAAATACGCTCAATGTCTAGCTTTTCTGAGCGCATTATGACTAAGGGTGAGGTGGTTGAGGTTGAAATGACAGCGGCTGAATTGCAAGCTATTTTAGATCGCTGGGCGAATGTGATGTACGCCCAAGACGTGCATTCTGGCTTAAAAGGTAAAACCCCTGCGCAAATGGCAGCTTTATATAGTGGCACGGTTAAGCGTATCGACAATATCCGCTCACTAGACATGTTGCTTTCTGAGCCAGCCGGTACGCGAACCGTGAATAAGAGCGGTATTCGTTTTAATAATTATGACTATATCGGCCAAGAGCTGGCGGATCACATTGGTAAGCAGGTGCATCTTTACTACGATGAGCGTGATATAGGTAATTTGATTGTGTATTGCGAGAGTGAGTTTATTTGCATTGCCCAAGCGGCTGAGCTGAGCAATATATCCCGTCAAGAAGTAGCAGCGGCGACTAAGAAAGCGCAGAAACGCAAGCAAAACGAGCAGGCCAAAGAGCTTAAATCCTTTAGAAAAGAGGTGTCTAACAATATTCCTGAGGTCGTCATGCGGCATCGTGAAGAGCAGGCTGAAAACGTGGTGATGTTCCCACGCCCTGCGGATGATTACAGTACCTCTGCTTTAGAGCAGGCGGCGATTGCAGAGCGAACTTTAAACGGCTTGGCAGATGAACAGCCCGCCCCTGTTGATGTTAAACCTGCATTGCCTGTGAAAGCTAAGGTAATTGAACTATTAAAAATTGTACCTGAAGTGAATATTTTAGCCATGAATGACCAGCAGAAATACCGCTACTGGCAAGGCTTAGATGGGCAGATTAAAGAAGGCGATGGGCTGAGCGACAAAGAAATGAACTTTTACGAGCGATTCCCCAAGACGGATACATACCGCTTGATACGTGATGTACAGCAAGATTTAGCAGAACAAGCCAAAAAGTAAAAGACGGGCAGAACGCCCGCCTTAACCCCGATTATCTTTAGGGTGCAACCTATTGATAATCTTTTTAAAACACTCTTACAAAGAGGAAAATATTATGACTAATTTAACCAAAAACAACAAGCCACACAGCTTAGAAGATTGCATTCTACCCCCTGCGGCTCTCCGCAAAGTGGGTAAAAAAGGGATTTACTATGGTGAGCAGCACTATATGAATACTGAGTTGCAGGCGCATATCGGGCAAGAAGTCATGCTATTTAAAGTCGGTGCAGATACTTTGCTGGTTTGCATTGGCTCTGAGCTTATTTGCGCGATTACTTGCGTACCGAATCGGCAATTTACCAGTGGCGAATTAGTGACCACTAAGCAAAGTTGTCAGCGCGGCATGGTGCTGTATTGCGACTACGTCAATCAATTCTATTTAGTGCAAGTTGAAGGGGAAAGATACTTTAGACAGATGCACACCAACGAGCTACAAGCTAACGAAGGAGTTTTATCATGAGTGCCAACACCATTGCCAACCTTGCCAATGTCTCACTGTGTGCAACCGCACTGGATAGAGCCATGAACCGCCCTATCCATTTACCCGGCATGATTGTTTTTTACGGGCCTAGCGGCATTGGTAAATCGTTTAGTGCGGCGTATTCGGCCAACCGTACCCAAGCTTATTATGTTGAATGTAAATCCAGCTGGACACGCAAAGCCTTTTTAACTGCCGTGCTGCAAGCGATGGATGTTATGCCAGCGAAAACCTTGCCTGAAATGACCGAGCAAGCGTGTGAACAGCTCGCTTTATCGGGTAAGCCGCTGATTATTGATGAAATGGACCACATTGTTGAGAAAAAAGCAGTGGAGATTATTCGCGATTTATACGAAGGCTCGCAAGGCACTATTTTAATGATTGGCGAAGAGCGCTTACCCAGCAAACTAAAAGCTTGGGAGCGTTTCCATAATCGCATATTAGAGTGGATTCCTGCGCAGCTGGCTGATTTAGACGATAGCCGCGCCTTGGCTGAGCTGTATTGCCCTGATGTGGTTTTAACCGCTGATTTATTGGCAGAAATTACTAAAAAATCTAAAGGCTGTGTGCGTCGTATCTGCGTCAACATTGAGCAAGTGCGCCGCATAGCAGTGGATGCGGGCGTATCTGAATTAAGCCTAAGCGATTGGGGCAAGCGTGGATTTTATACCGGCGATGCGCCTAAGCGCGCCATTTAACCCTTTTGATTAACGAATAAAGAGCAAGGATCGTATGGAAAAGAATAGAAAGCCCGCCAGTATCGAGCGCATCGGAGGTTTAACAAAGCGCGACCGAATCTGGAAAGAAATTAGGCTGCAGCGTGAATTTACAGCCGCTAATTTGATTGCGGTTTTACCCACCATGCAAAGTAGTAGTGTTCATCATTACCTGCGCTGCTTATGTGCAGGCGGGTATCTTGAGGCAGATAAAACTCAGAAGCCCGCACGCTATGTGCTGATTAAAGATTGCGGGATTGAGTCGCCACGATTACGCCAAGATGGCAGCACTGTTACTCAGGGCCGCATTAACGAAAACCTATGGCGCACGATGAAGATTTTAAAAACCTTTGATTGGATGGATTTATCACGTATTGCCAGTACACCAGATGTGATTGTTAAGCCGCACACAGCAAAGCATTACGTGGAAACACTACACAAGGCCAAGTATTTAATCTGCTTGCGCCCTTCGTCCCCAGGTGTACGCGCCACCTATCGGATGCTTTCAAGTATGAATACAGGTGGCCGCGCGCCGCTGATTCAACGTGACAGAAGTTTATACGATCCTAACCTTGGAAAAATCGTTTTTAAGCGAGGACAAGATAATGAGCCAAACAACTGAAGCCGAATGGGTTGCTGTTCTGCGCGAGCAATGCGCTGCCAGCAGTCAAAAACGTGTCGGCATGATAATTAACTACTCGAATGCAGTGGTTAATCAAGTTCTAAAAGGGACTTATAAGGGCGATTTAAAGCGTGTTGAAAGTGCCGTGAAAGGTGCTTTTATGAATGAAATGGTGGGCTGTCCTATCGTAGGTGAGATTGCCACGCATATTTGCCTGAACTATCAGAAAAAGAAGTTCAGTTCGATTAACCCGCTGTCGGTGCAGCTTTACAAAGCCTGTCGTAATGGCTGTCCGCACAGCAAACTATAAGGAATCATCATGGAAAAACAGAGGCACGTTAGTTTAGAAAAGTTAGTGAAACGTAAGCACCAACTTATACGCGCTATTACTGATTTAACGCGCTATGGCGTCAGCATTTTAACGATTAATTGCGGCCATGATATGCCATTGATTGAAGTAGCTAATAGCGGCGGCATTGGCCGCTTAAAAGCAGAAGATGCAGGGCAAGGACACAATTTATACGGATATTACCAGCGCAAAATGGCGCAACTCCACGGCTGTCAGATTATCTGGCAAGAGCCGATTAACCATTAACCATTAACCATTAACCCAAAGAGACTTTTAAAAATGAACACAGAAAACACCATCCCCACTGGCTACCTGCAAAACGCACAAGGGCATTTAGTACCCGAAGATAAAATTCGTCCGCTAGATCGACTACGCAATGACTTGGTGCAGGAGATCATCCATAAATCAGTTGTGATGCAGGATGCTATGCGGGATTTTAAAACCGAAATCTTAAGTGATGTGCATTGCTTTATTGACCTGGCCGCCGAAGAGTACGATACAAAAATGGGCGGTAAGAAAGGCAATATTTCCTTAGTCTCTTTTAATGGAGACTATAAAGTAATGCTAACCGTGGCGGATACACTGGCGTTTGATGAGCGTTTACAAGTGGCTAAAGTGCTGATTGATAAGTGCATTCACGACTGGACTAAGGACAGCAATACTAATATCAAAGCGTTAATTGAACATGCGTTTCAAGCTGATAAGCAAGGCAACATCAACACCTCGCGCGTACTGGGATTACTCAAGCTAGAAATTGATGATGCCAGTTGGAAGGATGCGATGCGCGCCTTGAAGGACAGTATTAGTATTATTAGCTCTAAAAGCTATATTCGCCTTTATCAGCGTAAAAATGCCGATGAAAAGTTTGAGCAAATCAGCCTAGATATGGCCGCCCTTTAATTTTATGCGCAGGGTATGCCGCGTATACCCTGCCCTTTCCCCCACGGTAAGCCAATGAAACAAACAGCCCAACAACTGCGCCAGCAAGCGCAAAAAATCAACCTGAAAGCGCAAGCACTCTCAGGAACCGAGCAACATAAACAGCAGCAACAGGCCCAGCACTTAATTAACCAGGCACAAGCGCAGGAAGATGAGCAGGAAGGCCGCCGCAAAAAAGACCTGGCACAAATTCATGCTCTGGCTAAAAAAGCCGGCATGGATGATGACACCTATCGCGATATGTTAGAGCAAGTTACCAAAAAACGCAGTGCTGCACAGCTAAGTAATACCGAACGTTTCCGCGTTATTCAGCACCTACGCCGTGCCGTACCGCAAAAGAAAAGCTACCCGAACCGCCCGAACAATGCCGACAGCAATGCGCAAATGGGTAAAATTGAAGCCTTGTTGGCTGAGGCCAAATACCCGTGGAGCTATGCTAAATCAATTGCTAAGCAGATGTATAAAAAGGAACAGTTAGAATTTTTAAGCAGTACCGAGTTGACGGGGGTTATTAATGCGCTGATTAAGGATGCTAAAAAGCATGGGCGGAGGGTTAGCTGATGAGCCTAACAAAAGACCAATGGAATCAGGTTAGAGCAGAGCTTGATTGTGCGGGTAGCTATGGTAAATGCGTACTTATGATTAATGAGGTACGCATCACCTTAATGCGTGAATTTATCTCTAAAAATAAAGTATCTATTGTTGTTTATCGTGATGGCTATATAAGTCTAAAAGGTTGTTGGCCTAAAGATGCTGAGCATACACCTGAGCTAGTGAGTGTTTATAGAAAGCGTAGCAAGGCGGCCTATGCAGAAAAGAAAAAAGCAGAACTCATTAAAGTCTTTGGTAAGCGTGAAGCAAGAAAGGTGTTTGATATTGATCGTGTTAGTGTCTGGTATGAACCGTGGTTCCCCACCTATGGCGCTCTGGAGCGGCAGTATAAAAAGTTGGAAAATGTTGAGCTGGTGAGTATTGGTTATGGAGCTAAGGATGAATAACGAAGAAAGAATTATCGATAAAATTAAAAAATGCTTAGCGCTGGCTAAATCCAGTAACGCACATGAAGCAGCCATTGCTTTACGCCAGGCACAAAGCCTAATGCAAAAACATAACATTAGTGGATTAGATATTGATGCAGCACAGGCCAGCCAGTCAGCAGCACGATCAATGGCTACGGTTCGCCCTAGCCAATGGGAAGTTGCATTGGCGCAAACAGCGGCCCATGCGTTTGGCTGTAAAGCACTGTTTCAATCATTTTTTTATGGTGAGTTTCAATTTATCGGGACAGGATCAGCGCCAGAATTATCTAAATATGCGTTTGACGTCCTCTTGCGTAAACTAAAGCGTGACCGTTCGGCCTATATAAAAACTAAGTTATACCGCTGTAAACGCGCCAATAAAACAGCACGGGCTGATGAGTATTGCTTTGCGTGGGTGTGTGAAGTACGCAGGACGCTAGCTGAATTTTCTCTGAATGATAAACAGAAAAGTGCGATTGCGGCTTACATGGAAAAGCA